ACACGCACTGTCAAGTTGTAATTAAGCGATTTAGCTATGAAGTTGGTTAGAAAGGTTATGTTTAAGCTAGGCGTAAAAGGGGTGAAATTAAAAGTTAAAAATGTGGCGGGCTTTGGTCGCCCGGCAAGTTTATGGTGTGAAGCCGAATTCAGGGATGGGAACTTCGGTTTCGACTGATATCCGAGTCTCAGCGTCAAAGATTGATTTTCTGGCGTTCAATACATCATCCTTGTCCCGTACACTTGCGCATCGACAACCTAGGACGTTTGACAACGATGCACCCTGACTTGTGTCGCCTGGTATTCTTAATAGCTCACCACCAACATTAAATGATTCATCGATGTTAACTTTCTGACCGTCAGCAGCGACGTGACTAAATGGTGATCTTCTTACTATTTCATCACCGGCCGTAACCCATTCTTTTTCAACTTCTTGCGGAGTTAAACCTATAGGGAGCTCAGGCACAACAACTTGAGGCTGAGGTATTGCTAACGCAGGTCTAGGGAGTGAAGCCGGGTTTCTAGTCAGTATTGCCGTCTCGGTCGATTTGGATGATTCAGCAGCGACCTGTACTTCCGTTGTTGCAATTGTTCCGGTACGGCCTTTTAGTTTTCGGCGCAATAAAACACCGGCAGTCCGGGCCACGGCTCTGGTGCTCACAATTTCACCGGGCTTAGCTAATTCTTGCAGCTGTCTATTGGCTGACGCTATTGATTGTGATATGTCACGTTGGTTTGTGCGCGTGATTATTTGAGACTGGTCAATCACCCGGGCCGCAAAGAATACAGCCAGCGCGTCAGTTATCAGTGAGTTTTCTTTTTCGGTCGATTCTAAATCTTCGGGCAGAACGTCCCGAATCTGGTCGCTGAATACTTTGGCAGCACGATCGTATTGGTTCTCTAATAACTCGGACAGCTCTGACTCAAACTCTCTTGCGTTGAGCACAACACCGTCACGCGCGAAATCTAATACCGTTTTTCTGACTATTTGATTATTTAGCCTGGTTAGCTTACGGATAAAATCCTTTTCTAATTTAATTTTATCGCGCAAATCTTCCCTGGCTTGGTCCCGTGCTGCTTCACTAGCTGCCACGGGTTAATCCTCGTCACTTGCAAGATCATCAGTCGGTTCGTCGTCTTCCATAAAATCAGTACCCGCAGGTATTAACGTTGAACTAATGAATACAACATCCCCACCCTCATCAAGAGGTTGATCGCCGATGACTGTTCTAATTTCATTGATAGTATTAACATTCAATTCACGCTGGCGTTTTGCGTTTTCAAGTACGCGTGGCCGTAAAACTGGTATGTCACTTTCAGAAAATTTGAATATTAGATTTTCAGTATCTTGGTACCGGGGCAACAGGAACCTGGTTAGCTCATCATAAAGATAAACCGTTAGGGGCATAACCGCATTGTCGTAGAGTAACAACCCGCTTGTTTCCAAGTTATTTAACGTCATTGACTTGTCTAACAGCATTGCTAACGGAATGCCATACACTACCGATATTCTACTTAGCATTGCCTCTTGGAGCTCTTTGAACTGCATATCCGTATTCTTGGATTGGATATCTTTTATATCCATACCGTCAAGAATAGGTGTGCCGCCGGCGTTCATGTCACCTTTATATTTATTGGCCTCCTCTTGAAGTCGCCCCCATTGAGTATCAGTTAACGCTTCGCCTCGATTATTAACCCAGGCAACCGACATCCTCGATCCGCGTTTTAAAATACTCCAGTTGTTGTTATTACCGGATAGGTACTGCTGAATTTCAAGAAAGATAGGCTTAGCTTTGCTCATTCCCCAAAAATTACCCGAGTTACGTTTAGGGCTGAATAAGCGCATGTGCCACAACTCACGGTCACGGCCCGTGTTGTAATAGCGGATCGAAGTTTGGCTACCCTCCCTGACTTCCTCAGCAAAAAACATATCTGATATACCGGTTGATGTGGCTGTCATCTGGATCCAGTCTGGAACGTTTAACAGACTAAACTTTGTGCTCGTACCAAAAGTAATATTTTGAGGCGGAATATTGATCAGTTCTAATGGTGGACGATCAACTCTACCCGTTGCCAATAAAAAAACATTACCGGTAATATCAAAAAAGCTTGCATAAGAATAGGAAAACTCGATCCCGGAAATGTCAGCATTTGGGTTTCCAAGCAAATCTAAAACGGGGTGTTTATCAATGAACTCATCTTTAACTTTATCAAAAAGTCGAATAGGTATTTGGGAGTAGTGCCGGGCTCGCATATCAACAGCGTTATAAAAAGGCATCGAATCGGTATACATCTGAATAGCAGCGAACGCTGACAGATCTCCGTTACTGCCATTCATTAGAAAATCAGCAAACGCCAATTGAGACATGACGATGTTGTTGCTTTTCTGCTCTAGAGGCTGGTCGAATTGTTTTGACAGGTAATCTTCTGGATATATCATTATTTTACCATTAAAACTGCAGTGATGACTTGGGCTACAATCGTAACATAGATTAGTTTGTTCAGCACTTTACAAATTATGATGTTAATTTTGTCTGGTTTTTGCATTACTTCTGCTAGTTGAGACAAGTACATGACAACGATTACCACAAGCAAACCGCTAGCGCCGACAAGATAAGGAGACATAACCGTCACCCCATAAAAAGCACCAATCATGCCAAATGTCGTGGCAATGATGCACGCTGTTATTTCTAGTATTCCTGAAATCATTTCCAACCCTCTATTAATTTAAACTATACAATCATAACCCTAACTTTCCTAGCTTGAGGTCGTGGAGCTGAAAGCATATGAATAGAATCTCCAATATTTGGAGACGGTAACCCAGTTCGCTTTTTCATTGCTTCTTTACTCTCAACTTTCTTTTTACTGTTAGTTGCTGACTTGACCCAAATCGGCGCAGACAATTCCTTGACAATCTTATTGAATAAATCATCATCATCGATATCAATGCTCAACATATCGCCCGGCTCGATGTCCTTCTCGCCTAGTTTAACAAATCTGTAAGAATTATAGAGCTTTTGAGCGGTGATTGCATGTTCTTGCGCTTTAGCATTGGAATACATGTCCTTCCATTTTTTATTGGTGCCAGGTATTTTCTTGTCAGGATCAACCACGGCAGCACCGGCATCAAATGGGAATATATCTATTTTTAGCTTTCTACCGAGTTCTTTTTCAATTGCCTTTTTCTCATCGGCAATGAACACCTCAACCCCATCACCTAGGCCGCCACAAGTATCGAATACAAACCTTTCAATATTGTTATCGACTACACCGGAGAAGGCTCGCTTTGATGCCTCGCGTAAGTCATCTGATTTAACCCATTCGTCAACCGATTTAACTATATTGCCGTCGGCGTAGACCTTGGCGTTTGAGTCCTTACCTTGCCCGGCGGGATCGTAAGCATAAACCTGAAGGCCGACTTTTTCAAAGCCTGTTTTTCTGCTAGCAAACCTAGCGGCCCTAATCCACTCCCGATCAATAATTACATTGTCACATGATGATATGGGTTTGCCCTCCCAATCATGCTCGTGGTCTTTCTTTGGCCTAGTCTTTAATGAATGTTGGCGCAATTCCTCCAAATTCTCAGGGAAGTATTTATTGTCACGCCAGTTAATCAGCCTTACACAGCTTCTAGGCGGTGGGCTGATAATGAATCTTTGGTACGTGTCGTCTAACTCGTCATTTGGGTTGAATATTATTATATTGATTGGCCGCTTACCCCTGCCACCAAAAGGCTTTCTCGGCCGTATTGATGGAAGGAGTTTTTCCCATGAGTTTTTAGTTATATCCTCAGACTCTTCACACAGAACAATATCTACATCACTTATTGATTTGAGGTTTTTGATATTGTTCTTGATACCCTTAAAGATAAACCTAGAGCCGTTGAGTCCTTCAATTTTATTGTCGGTTATCTTAAAGAAGTGCTCGAGCTCACGATCAACTATAGCCGCCTCTATTTCGGCCTTGACGGATTCATCAATTGATATCTGTATTTCGCGTGTGCAAAGAATTCTTACAGGTCGGATTGACGCCTCTACCACACAAGCGTCAATAAATGTGAAGGATTTTGCTGATCCCCTGCCGCCGTATGGCACAAAGTAGGTTAGCTCCTCCCTGAACACTGTACGCTTGCTTAGTATTTCTTCGGCGGTAGTGTAAAAGAAATCAGCAAAGGCTTCTTGTGGTTTCCAGTCTAGTAATGCGCCCATTAATCGCCGCTCTTTAGTTTTTGCCTGCACCCGAGCAAAACTATCTCGAATCTTTCAGGGTTTGACTTGTGCCAGTTGCGCAGACATTGAGTTGTGACGCCAATCATTGACGCCACTTGAGATAAGCTTTTTAGCCCGTGGAATTTGGCGTATTCGCTAGCTGTCATTAATTTAACCTCCCGCCTGGCTATTCAGTGTAATCTTTAATTATACGATCAAGGTTGCGATTAAGGTGTTCCCTTGCTTTGTTTAACTCGCTAGCTATTGCGGCCTTTCGCTCCGACTCCTTTGATAGAATTTTTAACTTATCGATATGATACGCGATGTTACTTTCAAACCCCCACGAATCAACATGAACATCGAACAGGACACCAAGCTCACTTTTTAATCTATTTAGTTCGGCTTTCTTTTCTGGGTACGATTCTATTAGCGATATCTTACTAGAAAAATCCTTACCGAATTTCTTTCTTAACGTTTCGTGGTGGGCGTATTTGTCGAAATCTCTATTTTTAATTACTGGTCGGCTTGTCTCCCTTTCTTTGCCAGCAATTAACAGTTTCAACAAAAGCTCACCACCAAGCTCCGAAGGATTTAGAATTGGCCGCTTAACTGTATTCCATGACTGTCCGTTAAATGTTATTAGCCCGCACCCGTTAGGTATGTCAGCTTTGGTAACAAGGCCCTTTGGAACGGCAAACACGACACCATAGGAAAAATCTAAATAATTTCTCCATTTTGCTTTAGTTACATCGGACCGAAAATCAGAAACGCTTACTTTTATTTCGTAAGATATTGGGTTTGGATTGGCGAAACTTTTTTGTATTGTTAGAACGTCAGGGCGAACAGATCCTGCTTTGCCTACTGGGATATCCTCCCAAACCATGCGATCATCACTCATAAGGTGGGTGGCTAAATTGTTGGCTAGCTGGTCGTGTGATAAATCCATAATAATTACCTTTCGCTCCGTCAAAAGACTACCTTTTAACTAATAATAGT